GCCACGCTAATACCGGACCCTTTGTTCTCAATGAGCAGCTTGTCCACCTTGTAGGTCTTGCAGGTCTCGGACACTTTCTTGATCAGGTCGTGCAGTTCCAGCCGCTCGGCCCACGCCATCATGCACATGACCTTGGGGATGGTGTTTTCGTCCCCGCCAACCTTGATCTGGAACCGCTGCTCTAGGGCCTTATCAAACAGGACCGTCTGCTCGCTCTGGTCTATGAGGCCGCTTTCCCGGTTGACGTACTTGGTGGCCGCGACAGTATTGGACCCCGAAAAGATACCCCAGACCGTCAGGGCGGAATAGTCGTTTTCGGTCTTGGTCGTGTAAGCCGAGTCCAGAGAGGCAATGATATATTCCACCGGGGGATAGTTATCGCTAGGCCAGAGCTGCCACCAGTCCCGCTTGATAACACCGCCGCCTTTGGGCTCAGGCCGCTGCTGGAGCTGACCAGCCGCCGCCCACGGGCCAAGCGTCTTCTCTAGCGTCCTAACTTCGGTCTCCCCAAACCTGTCGGGCCAGAGCAGCTCGCCTTCTTCCTTGCGGGGGTCTTCCCAGCCAATCACCGTGGTAAAGCTGCGGTCCCGCTCGAACTTCATGGGCAGGCACAAATGCGTCCAGTCTCCCACCTGCTTTTCAAGGATATGTCCGGTCAGGTCATTCTCGGCCAGACGCTGCTGGATAATTACGAACGCGCCAGTCTTGGGGTCATTGAGGCGGGTGGACATGGCATTGTCGAACCACTCGATGGTGCTTTCGATTACCGCTTCGCTGGTAGCGTCCTGAGCCCCGTTAGGGTCGTCGATGATGCCAATGTTCATACCCTCCCCAGTCAGGGCCGACCCTACCGAAGTGCTGAGGCGACTGCCGCCGTGGTCATTGTCGAAGCGACTTTTGACGTTTTGGTCTGATGCCAGCTTGAACCTGTCACCCCACAGCTCCTGATACCAAGGACTGTCGATCAGGCGTCGACATTTCACACTGTCGCGCACGGACAATTGGCTGGCATACGAGGCGGTCAGGAACTGGACGCCGGGCCCAGATGTCGGACTCTTAAACCGCTGCGCCCAGACCCAACCCACGAACCCCACGGAGCAGATGGTGCTCTTTCCCATGCGTGGTGGGATATTCACTATCAGGCGTCGGATTTCGCCGTCACAGATCGCCTCCAAATGCTCGGCCACAGCCTCGATGGGCAAGCCGTCTCTGAACGGACTGGGGTCCACCCACTTCCACGCCCGGCGTAGGAACTCGTACAAGCTGCCCTCGCATCTGTAACGGGCGGCTTCCTTGCGGGTGCCGGATATGTCGATGTCGTGCAAATCCTGAATATTCATGCTCGCTCCTAGGTGCAGCCCGCCGCCGGAGGAGCAGCAACGACGGCGGGCTGCCGCCGAGCTATAGCTTGCGCCACAGCCCGACGACAGTCCGTACCATAGGAAGCGCGTCGTCGCTAGTTGACGCTAGGAGCGCCGCTTTGAACGGTGAGAGCGGCTTTGGCTTTGAGTCCACGGGCATAATGGGCTCTGCAGTTGCAGGCTTGGCTGCAGTACATGGAGTCACCGTGGCGGTTAGTTCCGGGGCCGCAGCGGAAGCGGCGGTTGCAGTGCTTGCAGTTGTTAAAGTGTGGCCGCGACGTTGCTTTCTTTTTCGGGGCTTCTTTCTCGGGCTGAAGCATCACCTTTGGATCAGCAGATTTGCGGGACTTCTTGCCGGGCTGCTCACGCAGAGTCGTGCCCAAGGCCTTAGCAATTTCTGCGAGAGTTGCTTTGAGGGCTGCATTTTCTTTCTTGATGGCCTCTACCTCGTTGAGACTATCAAGTATAAGACTATCAAGTATGTGTTTGATACTGCTCATGATTACCTTCCTCTGTTGCGGCAGTGTTGGAAGGTCGAATGTGTTGAGACGACATTAGAAAAATGCTAACGTATCTATGTCGGTCTACTAACCTAGACGGCCTTGCTGGTGAGCGCCAACTCGACCAAGCAATCTAAAATAACGCTTTGCAGCGTTTAACTCAAGCCCCGTTGGTTTAATTACCAGCGGGGCTTTTGATTTAATTTGTCGGCAAATGATTTCAGGGAATTTCCGGGAACTTTATGCTCGTCAATTTGTTATTGCCGCCAAATTCGAGCATTGCACCATCCAGAGCAACGCGGACAAATTCTGTCATTTTGTCGGTCTTGATAAACTGTTGAATTTTTCGGTCAGCCTTAAAACTAACCCGCCTGACGATTTCTACAGATACCCTAAATTCTACAGCTATTTCTTTGTAACTCTTACCCTGTTTGCATGCCCGCCATATAGCGGCATCGCGTAAATCCCGCGCTTTCTGCTCCTGTTGCTTTAAAGCTTTTTGTTGAAGCAGGTATTCATTATATCCCTGCCCAGCCCTGTCAGATTCTTCTTTCCGCTTGATCCTTTTGTCGAACCCGGCGCAGGACATAAAAAGCATGTGCAGGATGTCATCAAGCCTCACTACCGATCTAGCCTCTTCAACCGGGGTGAGCATGCCCTGCCTTGCGTTCACAAACTTCTGAATGGCCGGAACAAAAATAGCCTGCATTTCCTCTAGGGTCATTGTTGATCCTTAGTGAAGTTTGGCATCAAATCTCCGTAGTGTTCGCGCACCCACTTTAGGGTGACGCCCTGAGCCCTAGCAGCTCGGTCTTCGGCCTCGGTCCGAGACAGGCCGCCGTCATATTCCATGATCGCCGCCCGTTCCTCGAACAGGTAAAAGTCAAATTGTTTCATGTGAAACATTTACGGCGGGGTTTAATTCGTGGAAATCCGCCATCGGTATCTCGACCATTTCCTCAATGTCCGAAGGATCGCCACGGTCTTGCCTACCGCCAGTGACGATACCGTAGGGCCGTGGCAGCACAGAAGTCAGCATTAGCTTCATGACGCCATCCACCGGCCACCGGACCACCAGACAGCCCGGGATGCCTGTCCGCCGGGAGAACTCCAGCATCCGCCGCCACTTCTGAAGGCTGACCCTGTATGTCGCGTAGGAGGCGTTCCGGCACTTGATCTCAGCATAACCCCACAGGACGCCGTGCTTCGTGTAGAAGGCACAGTCATAGGGGTGGAGCGGCTCCAGCTTCTCCGCGCGGGATCCCCAGCGAGCGGCCAAACAATTCCTGACCTCATACTCGTTGGTCAAGTCTGCGGCGGTCTCGTAGATCGGCCTCACTCCCCACCCTCATCCAACTGGGTCAGGATGCCTTCCAAAGCCTCTAGGTCTTCAGGCGAGAGCTTTGTGACGTCCAATATCTTCTTGGTCTCAGTCTGGATCGGGCCGCCGTTTGGGCCGCTGTGCTCAACCTTCTGGGTGTCATGGTTCCAGCCGGACGCAGATTTGCTGCGGTTGCGCAGTCCGAACTGGATCAGGGCGCTATTACCGCCCCCGGAGGCATGCTCTAGGAGCTTTGCCTCCCACCAAGCCGATGATTTTACACGACCCCTCTCCACGGCCTGCGAAAAGTCATCATGGACCTTGAGCCAACCCCAGACTGTTCTGGGGCCGATACCCTCTTTTATTGCAGCAGATTCAAGGGAGTAGCCCTGAGCCATCCACTCCTCGATCTTAGGATTGATGGATGGGTCATAGAGGGTTGGCCTGCCCATGACGGGCTTGTCAGCGGGCTTGTCAGGCTGCGGTTTCTTCTTCGGCATGGAATGTCTCTGGTTTCCAGAATGTCGGAGCCAACTCTAGCAGATTTGGGAACAACTTGTAAAAGCTCATGAGGATGATGGCGGACCCAGCGATGTCTAGGTCTCCCTGTTCCCACTTGCGGATTGTTCTTGAGGCCCGGACACCTAGGAGACGGGCCATCTCGTTTTGAGACATGCCGAGCTCGTAGCGCACGGCTTTAAACTCCGTGGGGGTCACAGGGTGTCTCCCGCAACGAGTTTGACCCACCGGACCATATTAGGGGCTGTGGCGGCAGAAATATGCTCCACCCTGATTTGGGGGTTCCTGTTCGTGCGTATGATTTCCAAGAGTTTGTCCCGCTCGGTTTTTAGGGCCCGTATTTCTGCCATTTTCTTAAACAGAAGGGTGAGTTCGATGGCGACCGAGATGAGCAGCCCCACTGCTGCGCCGCAAATAAAAATGCCGATTGCTGTGATCATTGGGGGTCTTTCTTGACCATTGCCCGGCCACCCAGAACGCCGACAAATGCGCCGACTATGGTCTGGAAGGCTGGGGACAGGGTTTCAAATATCTTGGTGTTGTCCACTCTGGGGTCGAACAGACCTGCAAGAAGGACGCCGATCACGGCCACCATGACCAGCGACAGGGTGCTGATCACCACGATGTAGATTATGGCCGTTAGGCTGTCTGGTTTCATGGCCTGATTTTCCTAA